TTATTAATTAAATTAAATTAAATGGGAAAATCAATCGACTTGGCTGCTAAGCCAGAAAAAATCACAGACGAACAGTTAAAAGAGGTTCAACAAATAATCTCAACATCTAACCAAATTAAATTAGAAGTTGGTAATATAGAGGCTAGAAAGCATATGCTGCTTCATGAGCTAGATATTATCAATAAAAAAATGGGTGAGATAAATAAAGCTCTTGAAGAAGAATACGGTAAGATGGATATTGACATTAACACTGGAGCAATAAACTACCCAGAAGATGAGCAGACTGATTCGTAAAATTACAATAGGTAAAGATTATAAAATAGATGCTATGCATTACTCCGTAGGCCAAGAGGTCTATGGAGGGCATACTATCTGTGATATTGTAGAAGAAGAAGATAAGTATTCTATATATATTAAAAAAAACAAAGACGTACTGCCTTGGAAAGACTTTAACAAAAACATGGCTGTATCTGTTGAATATAACTTAGAGTATTAATGCAAGGTTTATATGACTATGTTATAAAGCCTTTAGGCGATCGCTATAACAACAGCGTTAAAGTTGGTGATAAAAATTTAATACTTAATACGGAGGTTTTTAACCATCAACACGTAAACAGACAAGCTATTGTTTTGTCTACTCCTAAGGCTGTGAAAACAGAAATCAAAGCTGGAGATATTATAATAACACATCACAACGTGTTTAGAAGATGGCATGATGTTAAAGGCGTTGAAAGAAATAGCAGAAGCTTTTATAAAGAAGATAAATATTTTATAAAGCATGATCAGATATTCGCTTACAAGATAGCTAACAAATGGAGATCGCTGAAAGGTTATTGTTTTGTAAAACCTATAAAGTCTATAGATAAGTTTTCTGAAAACAACGAAAGACCATTAGTAGGCATAGTTAAGTACACAGATGGATCTTTTGATGTAGGGGATTTAGTAGGCTTTAGACCCAGTAGCGAGTACGAGTTTGTTATAGATGGAGAAAGATTGTATAGAGTTTTTTCTAATTTTATTACTATTAAATATGAATATCAAGGAGACGAAGAAGAGTATAATCCAAGCTGGGCATAAAGCTGTTGAGGAACTAATCAAAGTAGCTCAAGAACAAATTATTACTCATAGCGAAGACGATGTGTCTGCAGATAGATTAAAGAATGCTGCAGCTACAAAAAAGCTAGCTATATTCGATGCGTTTGAAATACTTAATCGTATTCAAGAGGAAGAAAATTTATTAAGTGGTAAAGAACCTGAAGAGAAAAAAGAAAGAGTGTTTAAAGGGTTTGCTGAAGGAAGATCTAAATGAGTTACGAGCAAAGTCTATATAAGATAATTGAGCCTGTAAAGATCAATACTATTAAAAGACTTAATAAGTCTAAGAAGTGGGAGTATGGCTACAACAAAGAAAACGACATTGTAGTAATATCTAAAACTGGTCGTATAGGCGAGATATATGAAATACAAGGTTTAAAGATAGCTTTACCAGCCGCGCCAAGCAGTGTGTATAGCAACAGCGATGATAAGTGGCGACGTATCGACCAACCCAAAGCTTTAGGTAAGCTTAAAAATATATTCGACTGGAGAACTTATCCAGAAGAGCAGAAAGATCAATGGTACGATTATATAGATGAAGAGTTTAAAAGGCGAGACGAAGGCTTCTGGTTTCAAAATGCTGGTGTTCCAACTTATATTACAGGAACTCACTACATGTACCTCCAGTGGAGCAAAATAGACGTTGGAGCTCCAGATTTTAGAGAAGCTAATAGATTATTTTATATATTTTGGGAGGCCTGCAAGGCTGATAAAAGATGTTACGGTATGTGCTATCTTAAAAACAGACGTTCTGGTTTTTCGTTTATGAGTAGTGCTGAAACTGTAAATCAAGCTACAATATCAAGTGACAGTAGGTTTGGTATATTGTCAAAGAGTGGTGCTGATGCCAAAAAGATGTTTACTGACAAGGTTGTGCCAATATCTATCAACTATCCTTTCTTTTTTAAACCGATACAAGACGGTATGGATAGACCAAAATCTGAGCTAGCATATCGTGTGCCTGCTAGTAAATTTACTAGAAAAAAGATAACAGCAAACGAGCAAGTAGAAGAGCTAGAAGGTCTAGATACAACTATCGATTGGAAAAACACTGGAGACAACAGCTATGATGGTGAAAAACTAAACCTATTAGTACACGATGAAAGCGGTAAGTGGGAAAGGCCAGACAACATATTAAACAATTGGAGAGTAACAAAGACTTGTTTGCGTCTTGGTAGTAGAATCATAGGTAAGTGTATGATGGGATCAACAAGCAACGCTCTTGATAAGGGTGGAGATAATTTTAAAAAATTGTATAACGACAGCGATGTCAAAAGTAGAAATAGAAATGGCCAAACAAAATCTGGTTTATATGCTTTGTTTATACCAATGGAATGGAACTTTGAAGGATTTATTGACGAGTATGGACGACCTGTCTTCACTACTCCAAGAGCCGATGTTTATGGACCAGACGGTGAATTAATTGACGTTGGCGTTATAGATCACTGGGACAATGAAGTAGATGGGTTAAAAGGAGATCAAGATGCTTTAAATGAATTTTACCGCCAGTTTCCAAGAACTGAAGAGCACGCTTTTAGAGATGAAACTAAAAATAGTCTATTTAATCTAGTAAAAATATACGAGCAGATAGATTACAATGAAGGTAATAGAAACTCGTCTGTATTAACTACAGGCTCTTTTCAGTGGGCTAGCGGTGTTAAAGATACATTGGTAGAGTTTATACCTAACTCTAGCGGTAGATTTAAAATTAGTTGGGTTCCAGATAGAAATCTTCAAAATAGAGTGATAGTAAAAAATGGAGTAAAATATCCTGGAAATGAACATATTGGTGCTTTTGGCTGCGATAGTTATGATATTAGCGGTACTGTTGATGGTAGAGGATCCAACGGATCTCTTCATGGATTGACTAAATTTAGTATGGAGTCAGCTCCAGCTAATACGTTTTTTTTAGAATATATTGCTAGACCACAAACCGCTGAAATATTCTTTGAAGATATACTTATGGCCTGCGTGTTTTACGGCATGCCAATACTTGCTGAGAATAATAAACCAAGACTTCTGTATTATTTTAAAAGAAGAGGATATAGAGGTTTCAGTATGAATAGACCAGATAAAAGTTGGAACAATTTATCTAAAACCGAAAAAGAGATAGGTGGTATACCTAACTCAAGTGAAGATATAAAACAAGCCCATGCCGCGGCTATTGAAATGTATATTAACGATCATGTTGGTCAGCTAGATGGAGATAGACACGGAGCAATGTATTTTAACGAAACATTAAATGACTGGGCTAAGTTTGACATAAATAAAAGAACAAAGCACGATGCGTCTATAAGTTCTGGTTTAGCCATAATGGCTTGTAATAGGCATTTATACAAACCTAATCCAGATTATAAGAAGCAACCTTTAAATATAAGTATTGCAAAATACTCTAACAACGGACCTAGGTCCACTATAATTAAACAATAATATATGGCAGAGTCTGTTATAAAAAGTTATTTTCCTAGTCAAGTAGTCAGTGATCTTGAAAAAATGTCTTACGACTACGGTTTAAAAGTTGCTAAAGCTATAGAGCAAGAGTGGTTTAATGAAAACTACGCTAGCAATAGATACATAGAAAACAAATTAGAGTTTCATAAGTTAAGACTCTATGCTAGAGGCGAACAATCAATACAAAAATACAAAGATGAGTTATCTATAAATGGTGACTTAAGCTACTTAAACTTAGACTGGAAGCCAGTTCCAATTATATCTAAGTTCGTAGATATAGTTGTAAACGGCATGTCTCAGAGAACTTACGATATAAAAGCTTATTCTCAAGATCCATATGGAGTAGAGAAAAGAACGTCATACATGGAGTCTATATTAGCCGATATGAGGACAAAAGATTTTGCTGATGATGTTCAACAAAAGTTCAAGGTGAATATATATGAAAATGATCCTGAAACCTTACCTGAAACAGAAGAAGAATTAAAGCTTCATATGCAGCTTACCTATAAGCAAGAAGTTGAGCTAGCTGAAGAGCAAGCTATAAACGTGGTTATGGATGGCAACGATTACGAGCTTATAAAAAGAAGGTTTTTCTATGATCTAACTGTTATTGGTATTGGCGCTGTTAAGACTAGCTTTAATACTTCTGAGGGCATAAAGATAGAATATGTAGATCCAGCAAACTTAGTTTATTCGTATACAGACTCACCATATTTTGACGACATATACTACGTAGGCGAAGTTAAGACTATACCTATAAACGAATTAGTAAAACAGTTTCCAGAGTTAACTACAGAAGAGTTAGAAGATATAGTTAAAAATAGCGGGCATAATACTACTAGATACGCTTTATCTAACTATAGCGCTAGAAAAGATATGGATAATAATAAAGTATCTGTACTTTACTTCAATTATAAAACGTACATGAACGACGTTTACAAGCTAAAAGAAACTGGAACTGGCGGCGAAAGAGCCATACCTAAAGATGACACTTTTAATCCACCAGCTGATAAAGAAGGAAAATTTGCTAGACTTACTAGATCTGTAGAATGCTTGTACGACGGGGCTTTAATATTAGGCACAAACAAACTTATTAAGTGGGAGATGTCTAAAAATATGATGAGACCTAAAAGCGACTACACTAAAGTTAAGATGAACTATTCTATAGTAGCACCTAGAATGTATAATGGTAATATCGAGTCTCTAGTAAAAAGAATTACCGGGTTTGCTGATATGATACAGTTGACGCACTTAAAATTACAACAAGTAATGTCTCGTATGATACCTGATGGTATTTATCTTGACGCTGATGGTTTAGCTGAAATAGACTTAGGTAACGGTACAAACTATAATCCACAAGAAGCTTTAAATATGTTCTTCCAAACAGGTTCTGTTATTGGTAGATCTTTTACTTCCGAAGGCGACATGAATCCTGGCAAAGTGCCTATCCAAGAAATACAGTCTGGATCAGGCGGTCAAAAAATGCAAAGCCTTATTCAAACATATAACTATTATCTGCAGATGATCCGTGACGTAACCGGACTTAACGAGGCTAGAGATGGCAGTACTCCAGATAAGCATGCTTTGGTTGGTGTTCAAAAACTAGCGGCGGCTAACTCAAACACAGCTACAAGACACATACTTCAAGCTGGTTTATTTTTGTCAGCTGAAACAGCAGAAAAACTTTCTCTTAGAATATCAGATGTAATAGAATACTCTCCAACAAAAGACGCGTTCGTGCAAGCTATAGGAGCTCACAACGTAGCTACTTTGGAAGAAATGTCTAATTTACACTTGTACGACTTTGGTATATTCTTAGAACTAAGTCCAGACGATGAAGAAAAGCAAATGTTAGAAAATAACATTCAAATGGCTTTGGCTCAAAAGCTTATAGACTTAGAAGACGCTATAGATCTTAGAGAAATAAGAAACTTAAAGCTTGCTAATCAACTATTAAAAATACGTAGAAAGAAAAAGCAAGATAGAGACCAAGCGCTACAGCAACAAAACATACAGGCTCAAGCACAGGCTAATGCTCAAGCTCAACAAGTAGCTGCACAAGCTGAAACACAAAAACAACAAGCTATAACTCAAATGAACGCTCAGCTAGAGCAAGTTAAAGGTGATATTAAAGCTAAACAAATAATGCAAGAAGCGCAAGTTAAAAAAGAGCTTATGGATCATGAGTTTAGGTTAAATATGCAGTTAAAGCAAACTGAAGTTGAAGCTATGAAAGGTAAAGAAAAAGAAAAAGAAGACAGAAAAGACGAAAGAACTAGAATACAAGCATCACAGCAGAGCGAGCTTATAGATCAAAGAGCTAAAGGAAAAGCTCCTAAAAAGTTTGAATCATCAGGTAATGATATTATATCTGGCGATTTAGGTTTGAGTGATTTTAACCCTAGAATTAATTAATTATATAATATTTTATTATGGAAGAAGTGAAAAACAATGACGAAAACGTCACTAAGGTAGAGATGCCTACTATTGATCCAGCTGAAAACAATGTGATTAAAGTAGACTTAACTAAACCTCCGGTGGCTAAACAAGAAGAACAACAAGATGCCGATACAGAGCAAGAAACAACAGGCGTGGTTGCAGATGAACAAACCGAAGCTTTACAAGAAGTGGTTGAAGAAGTACCATCAGAACAAGCCTCCGTTCAAAATGAAGAGCCCGTTGTTGAAGAACAGGTAGAGCAAGACAATACTTATGATAGTAAAGAAACGAGTGACTCTTTACCTG